CCAGTGGGCTCTGGGCAACAGCTTCTTCAGCGCGCTGAAACGGTACCCACGGAGAAACGTAATCGTCCCCTGAAGATGGGGCGTCCCCTCGTCCCCAACCTCCGCGTTCACCGCCCCCCCCTTGACCTCGTGTTCCCATGCACGCAGGAGCTTAAGTTCGCCCTCGGTAGGATTGTTCAACGTAAAAAACCAATTCCGGGACAAAGTTGTCGAAGCGACCTCCTCGTCCATTGCGGCTATTTGGGCACCCAAAGGAGTCCCCAATAGACGTTAGCTTACAAAAGCTTACAATTATCTTACAAACGCTTACATGGCTCGTCGTTCTTTCAAGCGCAAGCGCTTCGGTTCCCGAGTCCGTAAGGCCGCTGGTCGACGCCGCATTGGTCGTCGGCGCGCTATTATGTCTCGTCGCCGTTCTTCGCGTCATGGACGTGTTATTCGCGTGGCGCCGGGGATCTTCCCTCTTAAGATGAAGCGCACGCTTCGCTTCGTCGCTCGCTTCTCCCACGATGTTACCGTTGGCGGCGCGGCTCTTCTCCGGAACTTCTCCGCCAACAACATTCGCCAGCCTAACATCGACGCAACTGGTTCCGGTGACGACTTGACTACTCGCCAGCCTCAGGGTTTCGACCAGCTTATGGCTTGGTATCGCGAGTTTGTCGTTATTGGCTCTCGTATCACGGTTACCGCTAACACCACTGACACTGGCTCTGCTACGTGTTTCGGCGTTATCGCTCGCGAGCAGTCTGGTCAGATTTCTACCAATCCCCTCATCCTCTTGGAGCAGCAGAACATCCGTTGGGTCAATCTCAACAACCGCGACGCCGCCGGTTCGATGAAGACCGTTTCCCACAAGTTCAGTACTCGCAAGTTCTTCGGCGTGCCCAAGGTCTCCGCCGATGCTACTCTTCATGGCTCTGCTACGTCCAACCCCTCGGAGGAGGCGTTCTTCCAGATCTACAGTTGTCCTTTTGTCACCGGTGCCGACACGACCCGGGTCGACTATCAGGTCACTATCGACTACATCGCCGTCTTCAAGGAGCCCGCCAACATCACCACTCTGGACACTGCTATGGAGACGGCTTGACACTTGTTTAGTCAGAGCGCGATAGTAAGCACCGCGCGAAGCGCGGTGCGACGAGCGCGGACAGGCCCGCTTAAACACCGCAGTGAGGGCGGCGAGCCCGAACCTGGCTGATCCCCCAACTCCATAGGACAGGCGCTCTACCGCGCTTCTTACACTCTTTGAGATTTTATGCCCGAATAAAAACATCAGTCCATTTATCGGTCCGTTACAGAAGTGAGTTAAAGCACTAGTATTACCTTTAACTCACTTCTGTAACAGTAACACTGTTACTCAAAACAACCTTCCGGCTACCGGGAAGGTTGACACGCGGCGCGCAATAGCGCCGTCTTCAAGCATGAAGATCCGGCCGCCAGCGATGTTGGTCGTAAACACGCGCGGCATACCTGCGGGTATCACAGCAATGGTATATCGGACGTGAATCTGCCGCTCGTTCTCACAGTCGAGCAGATGTATCTGGGCCTCGCGGGGGATATGAAGGAAGTTCATATCATCGAAGATAACCCCGTCATGGTCCGAGGTCAGATTGGCCAGGGCGTCTATGTGGCTAACAAATAACGCATTCTTGAACCAGCTCTTCACCCATTCCGTCTTCCCGGTCCCTGGCTCCCCGTAGACGATCCACGCCTTGCTGCGCAGGCTCTCCTCCGTCGGCGCGTCGGTGTTGAAGTCCTCCGGTCGGCGCGACGTATAGACTGGTACTTGCACTTGGCGACGGAGTTCGATCATCCCCCGACTGTATCTCACCATAACGTTCGAGTGCTCTCTCCACAATTCCGAAACTGAGGCGCCTCCTCGGACCGCCTCCACCGCCGCGTCTAAGTCCGTACGCCGGCCCTGCTCTGACCGCTTCGGGACGTGCCACAGCAGCTCCCCTTCCTTGATGCAGTATAGGTAGTCCTGGGGACACTTCGTCGGCTTCCAGTGGGCTCTGGGCAACAGCTTCTTCAGCGCGCTGAAACGGTACCCACGGAGAAACGTAATCGTCCCCTGAAGATGGGGCGTCCCCTCGTCCCCAACCTCCGCGTTCACCGCCCCCCCC